CATTGGTCAAGTACCTTGTCCCAAATGTCATTCCTGCACCTTGTTGTTCAATTTGAACAAGTTCATCATTAAGAATCATCGCCGCCTCATTGTCGGCTAGTTGTGATTTTTCTTGCTGTCCTTCAGCACGAAGATAGTCGGAGTAAACGCCGTGAGCAATGTAGTCAAACCACTCGGATGGAACCGATGCTTGCATACCAGCGGTCTCACCATAAACATCAGACAAAACCTTTTTGTAAGTAACAAACGCTGTAGCTGGATTGGCACTTGTAATCAATTTTGCTCCAGCGGAATCCACATAGAAGTTGAAATCTTGTGGACTTGAAGCAGTGTAAGGAGCAACAGCTTGAATTTTTAGAAATGTTCCGATTGTGTCAAGCGCACCCTCTGTGTATGGCACATTTTTACTGGTGACTGCGCGGGATTGACCAACAGTAATAAAGCGGGGCCAATTGTTGGATGAACGATACGCCCGTTTAGCGCGGCGATTTACCAATGCGTTAATGCGGCCAAGTTCGATTGTGGCGAACTCGACACCGCAGAGGGACTTGATCATGTCAAGCAGTTCGGTATAGGTCTTGGTGGTCATATTATTTTAAACAGCGTTAGGGGAAAGCTCTGGGTGGAATTTCTGGAAGTCGCGGATAAACTCGCGGTCATGCCATGCGTCTTCACCGTACTTGTTGCGGATTAGGAAATACTCATGCGTAGGGACAACCGCAACGGCTCGGCCCAACGCGCCAGTTTTTACTCCACGGAGAGTGTCAGCCTCTTGTGCTGCGGAAATCTCGCGGAATTTTTGTTTTGTTTCCATGAGCTGGCGACCAGAGCAAAGCTCCTTTACCAACGCATCGGTCATTGCCTCTTCAGATATCATCGTTTGGTTTTGAAGAAAGCGGAGGATGGGGATAGAACCCACCCCCCGCCATCAGGGATTAGGCGATAGCACCCGGATCAAGGATCGTAAGTGCAACCGTAAATTCGCCGCCAGTAAGGCTGGCAACGGTTCCACCAAAACGAGCGAACACAGGGATCGCTGCAGTGGTGTTGTTGATGAGGCCGGGTTCCGTGTCGACCGCTGAACCAGTGTTGTAAGCAACTTTGGTAAGTGCGTCGAGGTCTGTGCTAGCGATCAGGTTGGTAGCAGTACCAGTAATCGTTCCAACGGAGATCGTGATGTCAGACGCACCAGCAAGTGCGGTATTAACAACAACGGCTGCGTTAGTGATGATACCACCCGAAGGAAGCAAAGCGATCAGTTTCTCCGACGAGGTGAGATAACCAGTGGTGGCAAGTTCAGTACCAGTGATGCGGAAGAAATGCGTGAAACCACGCGATTCTTGGTTGACGAGTTGTGGCATAATATTTTCTTTCTTTTGGTGTTTAGTTGCGATTAGTAAGCGATCTTGCCGTGTGCGCCAGGGTGCTTACAAACAAGCGTACCAACCATGTCCACGAAGCCACGCTCGCCACCACCTTGGTTCTCAAGGCGGGTCGAACCCATCGGGATAAGGGTGTTGAAGCCGAGATACTTCGGATTCACCACATAACCACGGTTAGCGGAGGGCATACAGGCAGGGTTGCCGTTGATCACATTGACGATGCCGAAGTCCGATTCGTAGATCGAAACAGCGTGAGTGACCTTCTTAGCGGATGCGTCTTGGTTAACCGTGTAAACGGCTTCCGAGGTAGCAGCACCAGACGAACGGGTGAAGTTGCTGATCACCTTGCGGAGAGCAACACCAGCGATAAGGGTGAGGTTATTGGCCTCGCCATTGACGGTGTAGATCGACGCGATGATGTCGTTGAAGGTCGTCTCGTTAGGAGCACTGAGCTGGATCGAAGCCGAAGGCGTACGATAAGCGGCAGGAACATCCGAAGGGCCAGCCGAGTCGAGCCAGTCACCAAGACCACGGAGGGCGTATGGAGTGCCAGCACCGTTTTCAACGGTACGATCATTGTCCGAGCAGATAGCGGCTTCGACATCGCGCTTCAGTTCACGCATCGACTTGGCTTCAGCTTGTGCAACGTTTGCGGGGCCAACGGAGCTAACGGCTTGTTGCAGGTTCGACACGATGTAGTCGCGGCGGAAGATCTGGGTGTAGTTGCCAAGACGAGCGCGGCTAGCGAACTTGTCATCAAAGGCAGTCACATCCGTACCTTCAGAGATACCAGCAGTCGAAGGAGCCGAAAGAACATCGGCAGTCCACTCGCTGAAAGTACCACTTGCTTTACCCTTGGCGCAAAGGCTAAGGAGCGGGGTTTCTTCGGGAGCAAGGAGGGTCAGCTCGTTGCTGAGATCCTCGCGGTTGGAGATAGCGGAACCCGTGCCGAGTTTGGCTTGGGGCGCATTTGGTTGATAGGTATTTGAGATACTCATAATGATTATTTAAATAAAGGTTATTTTAACTTAGCGATTCGTGAGGCAACCCAATCATCGACCGAACCAGTCGTTTCAAACCTGCTGTATGCGTCTTTGACCTTTGCTTTGGCATTTGAACCAGACTTAACCGAACCAGATCCAACTGGGGAAGCGGGTGGCGACACCTTCAACTTGTTCCCAGCTCCAGCTTGGATAGCCTTAGCTTTCTTTCCAAAGATAGACCTTGCCGCATGAGCAAGAATGTATTCAATTTGCATCCCAATCTCGGGGATTTCGCGTTTCACTCTGGAAACTAGGGGATCTTCGACTAGCACCTTGTAGTTCTTCCCAATCTCGGACTCTTCGTCTTGGATCTCTGGAACTTCTTTTCGTGCTGCCTCGGAGTACTGCTTGGACATCTCCCCGAACTGGGCAACTTTGATCAACTGCTGCTGTTGGGCTGGGATGTACTTGGTTAGTGCTTCCTTGGCGTTCCTGTTGGCCTTGCGAATTTGACGCTTGGTGAACTCTTTGTCGCCAACGGTGATGATGTCATCGGGGCCGTAGTCTTCGTGTTCATCCAAGATCTCGTCCGTTGACTCTAGAGTCTTCGTCATTTCGTCGTAGAAGTCTTTGAGGTTCTCGAAGCTCTCCAATTTACGGATAGCCTCTGGGATCTCATTCTCCTCGACTTGACGAGTCATCTGCGGTTGAGCCGCAAGCTTTTCCTCTAAGGTTCGCTTTTGGGCGGTGAGTTCACCAATCCGTTGAAGGAGGCGACTCTTACCTTTTTTGGCAAGCTCTTGGATCTGCTCCGGTGAGAGATTCAACAGGTCTATGTCTGACTGCTCCTCGGCTTCCTCTGATTCCTCCTCGGATTCTTCCTCGGTTTCCTCCACCTCTTCCTCGTCATCTTGACTGGCAGGTTCGGTTTCTTCGGTCTCCTCGGCATCCTGGGGTTCCTCTTCAGTCTCCTCTGGTGCAGTTGCTTCCCCAATTCTCCGAGCGATAAGCTCCTCGAATGAGATATTGTCCACCGATTCTTCAGCTTCGGCGTTAGCTTGATTGGTATTAGTCATTTTGTACGCTGGTTAACGCCCTGCGGTGGCGATGAGCGAAGTCAAGCATTTAATCCTTACTAAGTCAAGTAGTTTGGTAAGGTATTAAATTTGACGCATTATGTCAGAAATAATGGGTAGTTTTTCTGACAAAACCGTGACAAATACTGGGTACTTTTTGTCACAAGATTTGACGCAAAAACATGCGTCTTTTCCCGTCTAGCGTGTGTCTTTCGGGCTAAGCATGCATCTTTGGGGAGAGCCTAACCCTTGGCCGCAAATTGCGACCTTAAAGATTTCCTATTGACTAGGGGGCGGAATAGTGTATTTTGGCGTTGACGACGAAGTAGGATTCACGTCACTATTCACCCCTCCGGCGCGTAGAGCAATGGATCTAGGGCTGGCACGAGTTTTCCTACTTCGACTCGTGCTAGCCCTTTGTTTTTCAAGGTGCTGGTTCCTAGTGGAACGAGACAGCCATTAGGACGGGCAAAGGGGTATGAGAATACTTCACTACCATTAGGCTCGCGGCTGGCTCTGATTCCAACCTATCATCCAGCGTCCGTTATAGGCTTTAATCCGAAGCGGGGGGAAGAGCGCACAACCGAATTGGGTCTCTAGAAATAGGGGTTCCACATGGTAGACCACGAATCATAGGGCTTGTTAACACAGCCCTAAGAGGTTGGTGTGTCTTTTTCCTCTCGGAGGGAAGTTTGATCGAGCGCAAGCGAGGTGACTGTCTTAATTAAAGGTCACAAGTGTAAGTCAAGTGTAAGTCAACTTAACCGTTGGTGATGCCAAAAGAAAAGGCCACAGATTTTAACCTGTGACCTTCTCCCAAACTATGAAACGAACGATGAAACAAAACACCTACCGAAGCAGGTTCGAGAAATGCTTAGACTATTCTAGCGGGTTTGTCAAGCCAAGACTGAGAGTAGCTCATCCAGCGTAGAGATGCTTCCTGCGAGCTTCATTACATCATTCGATGATTCTGCTTGGCGGAAGTCACCAAAGAACTTCTCACGCTCATCGTGGATAAACTGGAGGATAGCGGCATACTCCTCACGGTCACGGAGGGCTTCTACGGCTACTTGTATGCTTGGTTTCGGTATTGGTGTCATAGTGGTATTTTGTATGCAGGTACAACCAAAAAATCTTTTACCACACTTTCAGCGAATGCAACAGCGTCACATTTTAATGCGAACCATGCAAGCGGTCTTGACCCTGACTTGCAAACAACATAATGCCCGTGGTCGAAACCATTTTGATCTGCTTCTTCTGGTGTCATATTGGTGTTAGATTGAAGAGTCACCTAGTTCACAGCGTCCTGTGCGTTCATGCGTTGATTCGCAATAGATCCATTGTTAAGAGGGATGGCTGATGAAGTTACTTGCGCTTCTCTGCGCGTTTAATCTTGCGTTCTTGCTTGAGCATTTCCTTGGTAGGCTTCTTGCCAGAACCAGCAGCTGCACGGATATTGTCGTATAGCCCACGTTTGGACATGGAACCATCTGCTCGTTTGATCATCTTGGCTTTCATCCTTGTTGCATTTGTTGGGTTTGAACTCCGCCCATTTGTGCCGGGGCTGTACCGATACGACCGATCTCAGCGTTCTGCATTTGCTGGAGCTGGAACTGGTATTGCTCCATGTATTTCTGAAGCCTTGCACCGAATGCCTCGTCCTGTTGTGCGCGTTGCATGATGTCTGGTTGCTGGACATACGCTTGGATCATCTGCATTGCCATCTGTGCGCCATTAGGCTGGGCAGGAACCTCGATGCCGGCGAAGATCTTAGCAAGGTCGTCGGTGACATTCTTCTGCACCTTTTGTTGAGCTTCCTCGGCAGGCTGGAGAACATAGTCAGCAAAGATCGGGTTTATGCTGGATGCCGTAAACTCAAGCAGCTTATTCACATCCATGATGCCGTTGCGGTCTAGCTGCACCAATGACACCATGTTCTTAAGCTGTGTCTCGGCAGTCTCTGGGTCGTTGCTCTGTGAGTCGAAGTTCACCACGATGCTGAAGTTCTCATCAGCCGAACCCTTGGTCATCACCTGTGGGTTGGGATTGCCAGTAACTTGGAAGAACACCTCGTCAGGACCCATGCGCTGATACAACTTCCACGCCATGTTCAGCACATCGCGGACATGATCCAAGAACTTAGACACCACGAATTGCTGGCGGGAGGCGGAGATTGGGTTGGACATATCAAGACCAACGGCACGATCTGCCTGTGCGGTCATGGATACCTCAACCTCAACAGAGCCATTGTCGGCTGGAGGCGGTGGCCCCCATTGGATTTCACCAAGGCGACGATACGGAACCCTTACTCCTGGCCCCCAATCAGAGGGAGGACGACCAGCCGGGTGCAACAATGGAGGGAGAGTAGCCAGAGAAGCACGATCAATACGAGAATCACGCTCGGTCTTGATTTGCATTTGCGCTCCACGGAGGATGTCCGAGAAGGTCTGGGTTTCGTACATGCGCTTCTGGTCATTCGATAGGCGCGTAACCACAAAGGGGTAGTCGTCATAACCGTTAAGGAGTTCGTGTTTGGCGAAGCCTTCAGTGGTTGGATGGAAGACCGTACAGTAGATGCCCTCAGAGCCGTCCTCCTCGTCGATGAGTCTCTGGTAGCCATACACCACCATAACAAGGTCGTTGTCGTCCGTAATAGGCAAGCGGTCGATTGTCTTGAGCTTCTCGCCGTCGAGATACATGGAGTCTTTACCACGGAGCCGTTCAATAGCGTTCTCAACCCAATCAGCATCCCAGCCTTCGGAGGTTACTTTTTTCTCAAGCTCCTGAGATGTTAGGAATGTGCGCCAGAATACATACGGAGCGCGTTGAGGATCAGTCACATACGATGGGAAAAGAACCTCGCCATCGGGGGCACATGAGTAAACTACTGGGCAATCTACCGATGTACGAGGGACAGAGACTTCAGCCAGACCCTTCTTACGAAGATCCATAATGGCTTTTTTTGCACGCTTTGACGATAGGTCGGGGAATGCTGTCTGAAGCATACCTAATACCATCTCGTCATCAGCACCACTAACAATAAGTTCCGCTAGATCGGGGGAGACTTGTGCGATTTCCTCGATGGATACCTGTTGTAAATATGTCCTTTTTTCACGCTTCCATCCGACATATGACACCATCAACCCCTTCTCTAGCAGATAATTAGCACCCAATTCCATCTGTTGACGGAAGTTCGGGATGTAAGACGAACGCATCCATTTAAGGAATCCAGACACCATTGAGGCTCGGGGCATGGATGCCATAGAAGTCGGGAACGCCTTGATATGGGAACGCTGCAGGGCTTGGTCTAGGATGGCCACAAATGCGTCGATACGCTCCCCTACGACATTGACCTCAATATCACTAGCTCCCTGCCAAGGAAAGGCATTTGCGCCCTGTTTACGGAGATCGTCAGATTTGCCTTCCCAGAGGTTTCGGCGGTCATCATACGAGCGCAAGCAAGCCTCAAAATATTCCTCCAAGTCAATTAGGCACTTGTCGTAGGCATCAGCCAACGCCATGACATTAGGGCCGTCCTCGGCGTAGATCATCGACTCTTCTTGCTCTTCTGTTGGTGCGCTCATGATGGCATGTATTCGTAGAACTGCTCGCCTACTTCGGGGCGTATCATAACAACTTTTATAGGTTTGCCAACTAGTTTGTGCGAAACCCGAGGTGGAGCCTTGACTGGGACTGCTTCACCATCCATGCGAACCATTACCCAACTAGGGTTTGGGCATTTGCGGATAACTAGATAGTCGCCCTCATAGGTGGTATCATCTTGAGATTCTACGGGGGAATCAAGGGTTTCTGGCTTAGCTTTTGGTGGGCGACCGCGCTTTGCCGCTTTCTTAGTTAGTGCTGTTTTCATGGTTTAGTTTAGATTTCATGTATCGAATCGCATGTTCAAGGGTTTCAATCTCCTCCGTAAGTCTAGGGGTTTTCCCATATTCTTCCATTTTTGCCCTCTTGAGATACGCTTCTTTTAGGCAATCGATGATAAGTTCCTCGGCAACTATCGGTTTGTTTTGAGTCTTCATAGCTTGTTAGTAGCCTCCCGCTCCTTGTCTTGTAGCAAGATTTCTGGTTTCGTCAACATGATCTATTCCAGCAATGGCGGCGTAGCGCAGAACATCGACTGGGTCTTTCCATGCCTCCTTTAGACCCCCGTCACCCGTGTATTCCGACAACGCTTGGATAATGTTCTCACACTCGGATGATACATAGAAATGCGGTCGGTTGACCGAATCCGCAGGTCTAGTGGTGTCCCATGACATCTTGCCAATAAGTGCTTGTAGTCCATCGTCGATGTCTAACCCTGGAGCTGGAATACAAACCATGCCAGCATCATTCAAATCCTCGATAATGGAAGATGCCCCATCCGCTGACTGGTATTTTGCCGCTCCAAGCCGAGGGTCAATTAGTCTCTCGAAGATCTTCTCGTCACCCTCAAGCTCGGCAATCAAGTCCATGTAGTCACGGATACCAAAGCCCTGCCCCTTAGCCCCTTGTCCTGGCATCCACTTGCCTCCCTTCCACTCAGCCCAGTCGCCTACATCGACACCCGGCCACTCACGATATACCCAAAATGTACCAGACGCATCCACAGCAATCCAAGCCATAAACCAATTCTTTGCACCCGCCGGGTCAATAATCTGATAGCGAGTAACATTCGTAGTTGGGATCTCTGATGGCTGGACAACATTGACTTCTTTATTGAACTTGGGAAACTTGGTGGCGTGGGACTTAACTGGAACCCCGTACGCGCGAATTAGGATCTCCTCCCGAGGCCGTCCAACTAGGGTTTCCTTGATTCGCTCGTAGCCACCGAAAGGGTTATCCTTGCTATGGAAGTAGTGGACGCTGGCATTGCGTTTCTTACTCCTTTGGACATAGGGGACGAGCTCACCGCCTAGAAGCTCGGCTTCTCGGCTTTCTATGCTGGTAGCTCCGTCCAAGTATTCTTTAATCACTTCAGTCCATCCATCGATAGGAGTGAAGGTGACGAGCATTTTAGAATTTCTCGTAGCTAATCGGAACCTTAGCGTATTAAGTAATTCGGGGCCGCCTAGATGCTCGTCCAACCAAACTCCTATATTATGCCAGACAGGTGTCCTTGAACCTAATTCAGCACCCTCAAGGATTGTGTCATTATTCGCGTAAGCGGCGTATGTTTTAAAGATGATCTGACTGCCATTCGGTAAGATAAGCGAGTTATCCGTGAATCCAGTTTTCTTTTTGTATGAGATGTAAGTTGATGAGGAGGTGTGTTTTTGTTTTAATTCCTTTGGAAGCCAGTGCCAAATTAACGATTGTTGTTGGCGGATTGAAACCTCCGCTGTTTGAGAGAAACAAAATATCTCAGACCCAGCGTTCTCAACTGCGGCACGGACTACACAATAACTAGCAAAGAAACTTTTGCCCGACCTGTTTCCACCACTTACCAAAATTTCATTGTGATTCCCCAGCTCTTTCTCTGCAAGCTCCCAGTGTGGAAGCCTAAATGCGTAGTTATAAGGATCTTCCTCCGAGTTTTTGATCGCCTCATGGTAAATGTAATGGAGATTAACCAAGTCGCTTGGTTCCATTACAGCTATCTCCTCATCAGTAGGAGGCTTCAAGATAGGATGTTTACGCCATTCTAGCATTTAGCAAACTCCCCTCTATACTCTTTGGCTTTATTAAGGTACGCTTCAGAGGCTTCTTCTTTGGTTTTAAATCTTCCGATATTTACTGGCTTTCTGTTGAGCGTCATTTGCGCTCTCCACATGCCAGTGCATTTACAAAACGAAACACCCTTAACTCCAGAGGTGTTGTTTTTGTTCTTGCCTCTATTGAACATGTTTTCAGATCTACTCGCATGGCGTAGATTGGAAATCCTATTATCCGACTTATTTTCGTTAATGTGGTCTATGTCCAATTCCGGCCACTCTCCATAAGACATTGCCCACGCAATTCTATGGGAAAGAAATTGCAGGCCATTAATCCAGATCGACCTGTATCCACGGCAATTCACATTTCCTGCTACATTGCCAGCCTTACCACCTCTTTGCATGTCAACCCTCCATGTGAATACACCCGTTTGTGGGTCGTAATTCAAATAATCAAATAATTGTTTGACACCAAGAGCGTCCTCTGGTTTTACTTTTTCAGCACTTTGCATAGTCATGTATGTATTGTGTTAGAGTGCCTCTAGACCGCATATCTAGTTGGCACTCGTTTTTTATCATTTGCAATGGTTGTGTCAAGTGGCTATTCAATCACTTCAGCTTCTACTGCTTGCGCTTTGACTTTATTGGCAATCCTAGACTTGGCTTCAGCGATCATCTTGGCCGCATCATCAATAGACGGCCCCTTGCGATGCTCAACAATGGTACTTGCCATGCCAGAGAGCTGTCCAGCCTTATCGGTCATAATGCCAATAGTCAACGCCAATCGGTCTGGGGAGATTGCCTTGAGCTGGTCTGGATCACGGCTCAGTTGTTCGGCCTTCTCAAACAACAGGTCGGTGTACTCAGCCGCAGCAATGGCGTAGCGTTTGGAGAATTCCTTGCGCTTTGACTCCAGCGTGTCGTTATGCCTCCACTCCAGCGCACGGACAGTCTCATGCGTCACCCTGCACTTCTTGGCAATAGCATTGATACGCCCACCCTGCGCCAGCATCCAGAGAATCTGTGCCGCTACATTCGGGTTGTAGTTCTCGATAGTGTTTCGAGGGAATTGCTTAGCCCTTTCCTTGACTTCAAGGAAGAACTCTTTCATCGCCTCTTTACTATCAATCGCTGATAGGTCTTCGTCGCTCATTTGGTCTTCTTGCCGTTTTTAACCTTAACGGCCCCAGAGTGCAACTCTTTTTTGAGCTTATTCTGTTGCGTCGAGGAAAGCGGAGAAACCTTACTGAGCAGGTAGCGGACTTGCTTTTTACTTTTTGATTTCATAATCCTTGCCGGAAATTGATTCGCGTTTGGTTCCGTACTTCTCGCGGAAATCTTCATCATCCTGCGGAAGAACGCCGAGGTTTTCGACAATGTAATCCATGAATGCTGGGTCATTCCGGCCAGTTCCAAACAAAGCACCAATACCACGGCTTGTCGCGCTAGATGCAGTTATAGCGGCAGTAAGATTTTTGGCGTATTGTTCTTGAGATACCTCGTTTCTATATGCCTTCCTGATGAATGGCATCAATTGACCTCCAGCATACAACCATGATGCAATCCTGTGCTTAATCGGATGAGATAGCTTGCCAGCCATGTAAACATGCGCTCCAGATCCAGAGACAACACCCCTTGGTGACACCTGATCTGCCATAGGTCCAACCTCTCTTACTGAGGTTGCAACCATTGATGCGTTTTTAAACTCATCGTAGAAATCATCACCAAGAACTGTTCTAATGTTTCTCTCAATTGTCGCCTTGTTTTTCCCCTTGGTTACTTCACCAAGGAATTTTCTGGCATCCCACAGATCGTTACCATATTTAGTGATGTCACCCTTAGGCTGATAACGAGCAAACAAGTAAGAAACGAAATCGTTTCTAATCTCCTTTTTCTCAGCATCATTGAGCTTGCCCATAATTTGTGATACATGAGCATTTGGTGCTGTGAACATCGCTTCTGGCAGGCGAGCGTTCTCCAAGACTCCATTATGACCTTTAAGCACCACATCAATTATCTTGTTGTTAGTGAAAGCATCAAGATCGCCCTTGGCTTTTGCTCGTTTTGCGATTAAGTCGGCGGCTTCATTGTAGCTCTTTTCCGACATTGTTGCACGAAGTGGCTCAAGATCACGCATTGACAACTTTGACGCATCAGCCCCATTTCTTTGAAGGGATTGATTTAGTGCGTTTAGCTTCTTAACCATTGAAATGCCGTAGTGCTCGTTTCTTTCCCCAGTATTTGGGCTATAACCAAACAACTCAGTAACCATTTCCTCGTCGAATTTGACTGGGCCACCAACCTCAATCCCATTCCGACCATTAAAGCCAACTTTCTCAAGGTAAGCATTAGCCATTCTGTTGCGTAATGCCGCAGCTTGAGCTGGGTCAGCAATAGATGCCGCTTGAATCACTTTTCTTGCAATTGTTGGATCTGAGATGGCTTTTGATGCAACTTGGCTCGGGGTCATCTTCTGCTCCCCAAATGCCTCTTTTAATATCTGCCCTACAGATCCAGTCTCAAAACCAAGCCTTTCCTTGTATTTAACCGTAGCTTCATCCCACAAGCCCTTTAGCCCGGCTTGAGCATAAGACTCGTCCCTATATTTTTGCAAAGCTGTTTCAGCTTGGCTGGCTACTTGTTTAGGTGTCGCTTGACCAACAGCACCACCCTCTGGGACGGCATCCCGAACCAGTCTTAGGTACTTATCAAGACTCAATGGGTCAATCGGGCCAGAATTAAGCTCAAGTTGGGAGATCTCCTTCAATGTGCTTTCTAGCTTGTCTTCGCCAACCTTTCCTTCCGCAACCTTTTGTCTGAGTAAATCAGCTTTCTCGCCGTTTGTTGCCCTTGACTCAATTTGGTCAGCAAGCTGTTCAAGGGCAGAGTTCCGCAATGGGTAGCTTTTTTTCAGTGACTCTCTAATAATTCCAGCCACATCGGTGGGGTCGTGGAATGTCCCAGTTTGGTCGGCAGCATCGTAAAAGTTTTTGTAAATATCATTCTTAACATTATCTGTCATTTCCTCAGCTTTTGACAGAATGTTCGTTAAGTCATTTCCAAGTTGAACACTGGTGTCCTTGCCCATGTTCGCTTGCAAATCGTAAAGTTTCTCATCAAGATCCCCACGGAGCTGCTTTGCGATGTCTTTGTCGTAAGCCGACACGACATCAACAAGTTCTTGGTTGCTTTGAGTAAGGTTATCTTGCGCGGCCTTGTAAAGCCTTTCCTTAGCTTCTGCTGGACGCGTTCTTGAATCCATCCACTCTTGAAGGATATTCCGTGTTTTTGAGATTCGCCTTCCAAGCAACGATCTTGGTATCTTCTCACCAATCTGAAGTTGTTCTACGAGTTTCGCCTCCCCACGGGCAGCGGCGGTAGGCACAAAAACCTTGTCGCCGCGATCTATCATGAATTGGGATTTATTAAATTTCTCTTCAGCGTCAAGTAGTGACTTGTAATACTTATTCTCTACTGGTTTCCCAATTCGCTTAACAAACGGACTAGCAACTAATCCAAGTGCGCCTTCAACGAGGAAACCAGTAGCCTCCTCAGTAGTTCTTCTGAGTAGACTTTCTGGAAGTTTTTCCCCCACACCGAGAACTGCTCTTACAAATTGGTCTTGAGCCGTTCCAGCAGCAAGAGAAGTGGCAGAACCAGCACCAGCAGCTAGAAATGGACTCATGGTCTTTGCCGCTGCAATTGTGCCAGTTATTCCAGCCAATGCAGGTAAGACTTCCCCTCCAATGTCAAGCAGGTCTTTAGGGTTAAATCCTCGTTCGTCTGCAGCAACTAGCTTCCCATCTGGTCGCTTAACAAGAAACATTGGAGATCCCTCAACATTTACGGTCTGAACCGAATCCTTGTATTTCCCAACAAGATAGTCTTCTTTTGACTTATCTTGAAGAAATGACATATTGAACCGATCCCTACTAGGAAGTCCAGAATCCAAATCAATTGAATCTGGGGAAACATCCAATGCGGCAGCCAATGTTGATTTTAGCTTTTCAGTATTGGTAGGAGCCTTAAACCCAGGTTCTCTGATTTCACCTGGCATTGGAGGAACTCCCTCAGTAGGCCCGACGAATTTATATTCGCCAGTCTCAATGGCTTTTAACGCTTTCCCTTTTTCTTGCCCAATTGCCTCGTCAACAGAAATAATGTCTTGATCTAGTGCCTTGAGGTCTTCTTGCCTTAACTCAGCCCCATATGGATCTGATGATTTAAGAGCTTCGATCTCGCCATTTAGTGCGGTTCTCTTTTGAAGAAGAGAAGATAGCACATCTTTAAACTGACCAACTTTAAATTGACCTTCCATTACTTGATTTGGATGTTATTCCTTTGGATGATTTCGTCAATAGCAGGGTTCCCAGTACCGCCTGTTTGCCTCGGTTGTTCGATGCCCATTGTGTCCATCGTGGATGATGGGTACTGCGCCTCAATTTCAGCGTTTTGCTTCGCGGTAATCTTGCCTTCCTCCATCAACTTGTCTCTTTGTTCTGGCGTGCCATGAATAACATCAAGATATGATTCAATCGCCCTATTGATGTTTCTGTTAAAAATAGCTGGACTTGAGGTTGGGTCTAGAGAACCAAACACGCTCTCAAGACGCAACCCTTCGGCATTTGTTGGGTTTCCAACAGCAGCTCCAGTTGGAGACGCCATTCGAAGTTGCGTCAATTGTTCTAACCCGAGTCTGTTTTTAAAGTCCTTAAGAAGACCTTCTTGGATTGTATGGAGTTCCGTACCTGGCGTAATGGACTCAAGTTTTCTTGCTGCTGCTGGTATAACACCCTTTGACTGCATCACAGAAGCATAAAGCCTTTTAGCTTCCATTAGATCTTGGATGTTCCTATCAGCCGATTGAACTGCTTGTTTTTTAGCTTCTTCTGCAGCTTTTGTAAACCTATCCGCAGCTCCAGCACCTTGAATAAATTCAATACCACCTCCCGGCGATTGCCTAATAACCATTCCCGGAGGCGGTGTAATTGGACTAAATTTACCAGTTTTTTTACTTACTTGACCTTTGGTTCCGTAGAATTTTTCTTCTTCTGCCGTCGAGGGTCTATATTCATCGCCGCCGCCAGAAAGCAGTCTCCCGCGAGCGAGTCTTGGCTGGGCCACTGGTTGAACTTGCTGCGGCAACTGAGGCTGCTGTTGACTTAGGCCTGATTCAGTAGCCATCGCTCCACTTGGAACCGCTTGAGATGTAGCCATTTCAGAACCTTGTTCAATCATTCTGGAAACTTCAGCTTGTTGCTCTGGCGTTCCCATTGCCTGCCTTGAAAGGTCACCTCGGCTCAAACGCTCAAGAGCAGGAATAATAGAACCCTTGGCAAAATCTCGTTCATTAAACTTGCCATCAGACGCGCCTGGGTCATTGGTCTTATGTGGAGCAATAAATGTCACATTATTGATTTTCCCAAGCGTATTGGCGAGAACTTGTGCATAACCATCTGGATCAGATTCCATTACCTTTCTTGCCGCTGTATCGCCCACAAAAAATGGTTCTGTGTGGAACCGTCCAGGTGTACCGCGTCCGTTTTCTTTTGCCGTGCGGACACCACGAACTGGAACATCTACTCCACGATCAGCGAAGTATTTTTGAGTTTGCTGAACATAATCTTCAGCAGCCATGCGTTCAATCCTGCTAGCATCATTTGGGATAATAATTTCAATCCCTTTAGCATTCTTGCTGGCTGCCGCATTAAAATCAAGTGACACTTGGCGAGCTTGAGCCGTTGATTTTGGCAATTGGTCGCGTGTTTTTGATGTAAATCCCCAATTCCCAGTAGATGGGAGCTGGTTATAATCAACTTGAGATGTTGGAGGCATGTTTTGCTCTGGGGATTCCCATGTTCCTTCACCAGTTGCGTAGTTTTTAAGATCTCCAATACGCTTTCCGCTTTGGATGTCGTATGGGTTCCCTTGAGAGTCAACGCTAACATCGAGTTCAGCCTCACCAAGTGGAGTCGATACAACAATCTTCTTCAATGATCTTTTAGCTGTGGCAGATTCAGCGGCTTGTTGGGCTGCTTGTTGGCCAACTCCAATTCTAGTTGCCTCTATTTCAAGATTTGCTTGGCGATATGCTTGATCGGCGGCAAACTTTTCTTGTTCAAATGAACGATTAGACCTATCCCGCATCTCACCGATTCCAGTGTTGATTAGGTTCGCAACAACTTCAGCTTCGGCAGCACGATCAGCAAGTGGGATGTTCTCGTCACGCATGCGTTCTTTTACGCTTTGAAGCGATGGGGCAAGGTCTGGGAATAATTGGAGCGCAGCGTCAATCTGAAGGCTGCTTTGTTTGACAAGCTTCTTCTTCTCCCCCTGCTGTTTGAAGTAGTCCTTAACCTGCCCAGTTAGATCACCAATCATTTGCTGCTGCTGCGCGTTTGCCAGCGCATTAGCTTGGATTACTTGATTGTAATCTGGGGCTTGATACCCAGTTGTTTGTACTTGTCCTGCGAATAGTGCCATAATCTTAAACTGTATATGCTCTTAGTGGAAGACCCATTGATTCTCTCCCCATGTTCCCAAATGCAGTCCCAGCGTTGCCCATATTGCCACTTCCAAGGAAACTGCCAAAGTTGCCAAAGCTAGTACCCATTCCACCGCTCATTCCAGCACCCATAAGCGTAGAACCAAACTGCCCAAGTGCATTCGCAGAGTTCATCTTATTTTGAATATTCATTGTGTGTCCTGCCATATTTGCTTGGTTTTGCGCTCCGCCTAATTGATTTGCGAAATTCAATGGCATATTGTAATCGAACCCACCAGATGTCGCAGCAGACCCACTCATACCCGATGATAGCAAACCAGTTCCAGCCCCAAATGCTGCTGGGGTTTGAGATAACAAGTTCAATCCGGGCGTGGTATAAAATTGACCTGCCCTAGTAAACAACTCACCAGTTGCTGCGCTTGCTTCGCCACGAAGTGCTTGTCTACGCGCACCAACATCAGCAATGTTTCCGTATGCTGTTTGTGCTGCTTGTTGCGCCTCCGCCCTACGAGCAGCCTGTGCGGCCTCACGATTCATAATCTCAGATGAAATAGCGGCATTACCTCCAATCCGTCCAGCTGCAGCCGCAGACTCTCTGGCTTGTTGTTGAGTTGCCCGTTGTTCTTCTGGGGAAAGCGTTCCACGACGAGCATAAGCCTCTTCTGCCATTGTGCCAAACATGCCTGTGTAGGGTGCTGCTTGACCTTTAAACTCAGACTCAAGCCTTTGCGCTCGTTCTGCGTATGCTTGTTGCAAGTCGATTGCCCTAGCTTGCTCTGGAGAAAGTTTGTCCATCAAGTTGCGGACACGACCAGTTTGTCCGCTCATTGTGGCAAGTTCCCTAGCACGAAGATCGGCAATTTGTTTCTGGGCTTCTCTACTCGCTCTTTGAGTTAATCCAAACAAGCCCTCCTGCCCCTTAAACCCAGTAAGATATTGCTGCGATTCACGAAGCGATTGCTTCATTAAATCTGGGCCAAGTTTTTTCTGTAGAGCAAGGAATCCGGGAACATTTTGTTTGTAGTATCCAAGCATGCCCTCAGCTTGCTGCTGGGCCAAACTCTTACCATAAACTTTTTTTCCCTTAACCGTATTGTATGGCCTAGCGAAAATATCAATTGGTTCTGGCATGTCTCTAGCCGCAGACTCGGCTGCTTTAGCAGACTTTCTGCTTCCAAGAAAGGAAAGACCACCACCAACTACAGCGGCTGCAAGTGGAAGCCAGCATTGATTAATTCCAGTATCTGATGCAAAATAATTTATGGAAAGTCCAACTATAACAACTGAAGCTACTTTAAGTAAATCTTTTAGGTTCATAAATTTATCTTTCTATTAAGCTGATCTAACAAGGTAGCCTTGAAACACAGTACCATTAGCAAGGATTGTGCGATTTGATCCAGTTAAATGTCGCACATACAATTCAGCATAGTCAGTCGAGCCATTCATGTAAATTAAACCAGATACAGATGCGCTATAAGATTGACCGTTGATCCTAGCCCCATCCGCGACAGGAGATCCATTTTTGTATATTAACGCCCAAAGGTCTTCAGCGTCACCTACAGTCATTCCAATCACACCATGAAAAAAATAGTATCCAGCTACGCTTGGCGTAAATCTGCTGCTTGCAAAATTACTGTTTGTATCGAAACTCTCAGAACCTAAAACAACCCTAATGCCTGAAGCAGTTGCAACGGCTTGGTCGGTGCTTGGGTATGCGCTAAAGGCCGGCCCGTTTCCAACCACATTCGTTCCCAGCTTCGCTTGGGTGACCGCGCTAGAAGCAAGCTCATTAGATGTAATTCCACCAGCAGACACGGCAAGTTTACCCGGAGATACGACCTGCAAGGTTGTTCCTTGGATTGCATCGCTGGTAAATGTCGTATCATCAATGATGTTATTCATCTTAGCACTGGTAATTGTGTCAGTGCTTGTAAATGTGTAGGTTGTATTTACAACGCCCATATTATTTTTGTGATAGAATTTGTCTGTTAGTGATGGAACCCGCCACTTGAATAGAATGGATCTTAGGTGAACCGATAGTCCTTGTCAATGTGATAGTCCCAGTATAGCCGCGCTGACCACCAAGTCTGCATCGGATGCTTGCGGTTTCAGCCTCGTTAGGGCTGCTGGGTGATAGGATCTGACCACCAAGGAATGTGGTAGTAGTGCCAATACTCTCTGCAGAGTCTGGGTCTTCGGTGGCAAACGCAATGTCCCGCCAAGTTCTGCATTTGCACTTGGGCATCAGTAAACCTCTTGCGCTCAAGGGTCTTAAAGTCGTACCCACGGCTAGTCACATACGAGTTGATCGTGGGAGTAACCACATCTGTGCTTTCATTCGTAACGCTCAAGCGGTCTGTGGACGAGTCGGAAGCGTCAACTTGGTGCAAGCCACCATTGGAACTAACGGCATACAGGTTATTCCGCACCCCAGCACTTGCTGTGATGAAGTTCTTAATTAGAAACCTAGAATCCCCATAGGTATCCAGCGATTCCCAGCCCTTGTTCAAGAAGTTGTAGATAAGAATTGCGTTATTCCCACGGGCATCACCACCTCCAGCGACAGAATCCAGCGGGACTGCGATGTAATAGCGGTTGTTGAAGTAAACCGCTACCGAATCACCCGCAAGGTTCTTGTTAATGCGGTCAATGTACGGCTGAATGTTCTTGGAAAGTGGCTCCTCCGTGCCGCGAAGGTTGTAATCGTTAAGGAAGGTAAGCCCGTAAATGCCCTCGTCGGCCAAGAATAGCATGTTGTTAGCCTGCATGACCACGGACTTGCGAGCTAAACACCCAACCTCGCCAGTAAGCTCCTTGACCACGGTGTCAGACAGGCTTCCTTGGGTCTGTGCCACAAGGTGGATGCTATTGCGGTTCAAGACCACCAAGGAATCGTCGTAGAAACCATGCATCGCCACCACATAGTCGGCAGTGCCACCAGTAATACGGAACTGATTCTCGATCTGGTCAAAGGTCGTAGTGTCCAGTAGGTCGGAAACCGCGATCTCGTCAGAAATCTTCCTGCTAGTGTAGACTGGTGCGCTAAAAGTGCCAGATTGGGAGTAGTAGAACGGAACGAACAACCTGCGCTGGAAGTAGGTAGCCCAAGGCGCGCCGGGTTGGTGCATAAATCCACCGCCAGCGCTGAACCTTCCACCGAACTCGAATATATCAGATGCAGAGGTATTGTAGTTCCCGATAGGGGCATACCATTCGATAAGCGTAGTGGTAGCATTTACCACTTGGTAGGAATTACCAAGCATGGCTTGAAAATCAGCAGTAGCTGTTGAGTAAACGATAATTATATCACCAGCAAAAATTGTCGTATTCCCAACAACTTTGGCAGAAACAAGTCCACTAACTACATCGACATCCTTGGCTTGGATGTTGAAAACCTGTGGCTGGGTGTAAGCACCACCGGGGGACAGGGTAAACCCATCAGTCATGGTTGCTGCCGTGGTTACAAATGTGGTGCTAGTAGAAATCCCAGATGCCACAAAGGTAAATGAGTCTTGGTCGACGATTGTTGCCACCGTGAATGTCCCATTTGGAGGAGTACCACTGGTAAGCCCAGCGATAACCACAGACGAACCAACGGTTAGCCCGTGTTCACGGACTCTCATTGTCACCACGGTATTTGGACTAGCGGTCGCGTTGGAGGACGCAGAAAGAATAGCCCTTCCATTAGGATACCACTCAAGAGCTTGTTGCCCATCCCGCATGATCATCACCTTGTCGAAGCACTGCAACATATCGCAGTTACTCCCAACGGTGGCTCCCACGGGATACGGAATGGTCGTTGCCGTGTAGGGTGTCGTAGAAAGGTCGATCTTCTTCGCCAGAGTCTCCAGCGCAACAATGATGTACTCCTTGTTGGACTCGTTAGGGTCAGAGAACATGCAGGATGCCAACACATCGCTGGCTGCGGCATCGTTAATGTTGATCTGTGCAATCCTTGGGGTTGCCCCTAGTGCCACAGCAGTCACGCCAGTAACAGGAAAGGTCAATGTGTCCACGGTAGCCGCGGTCACAGCCTTGACCCCATTGTTATCCGTGCCAGTAAAGGTAATGCCGCTAACCGTAAGGTTGCCAGCCTCCCCAATAGTCAACCCATGTCCAGCCACGGTAATCGTTACCACATTCGCGGAATACGACACAGCGGTGATAGCCAAGTAGAATGGGCTTGGGAGAATGTGGAACGGAAGGTTCAACGGAGTGCCTCCAGTAGTCAGTACAGGGCTAACAGACACCACACTCTTGCGCGGCCTCCAGAAGCCCTCCATGCGTCCGTTAAGGCTTTCCCTTACCTCACCTGCCTCCAACTGGTTAAGCTGCAATCTCTGGTTTACACCAAAGAATCCACGGTCGTTATCGCTGCCGATAGCGTCATCCAACCCACCAGTAGACCGAAACTGGGACATTACGCACGATACGCAATAACCGCTCCAGATGTAAGCGTGAAGCTCGTAATATTACCACCAATGCCAACCCCAGCAGGAATCGTAATGGTGATCAGCTTCGTGCTAGCATTCGTAAGGTTAGGCGCAACAAACACACTAAACACAGTGTCGTTCACAGTCTGAACCCAACGGAATGGCCCAGTAGCCGCATCCGTACCAGAGTACACCTGTCCGCCGCCTTGACCTTGAAGATCGTATGAATCGCCTCTTGGCATAATGTAAATAAGTTTCTAAGCACAAGTCCATCTCGCGCTCACACAACCAATTACCACAATCCCACACATCATGTCAACCATAAACACAAATGTTACCTATCTGGCACATTTAAGCACAATACACTAGACCTATCCACAAATAACCCCGAACGGGA